CAGAAACTCAGGCGTACGCTGATTTACTTGCCCAAAAGAAAACCCTAGATACTGAGTATGCTGATAAGAAAATGGAGTTGGATAATCAGGTCACTGAAAATAAAACCCAGAACGATCTTAAACAAATACAACTAGAAAAAGATAAAGCGATTGCTATTCAGGACTTAACAGTACAACTTTTAGGGGATTTATCTTCTCTAGCAGAAGTTTTTTCTAAGGGTGACAGTGAGAGAGCGAAGAAAGCATTTGCTGTATCTAAAGCACTTAACCTAGGACAGACAATTCTTGCTACTTACCTTGGTATAACTAACGCTTTGGCGGATAAGAAATTAATAGAATTATTCCCTGCTAACATACTTACTGCTGCTTCTATTGGTATACAAGGTTTAGCAAACGTAGCAAAAATAAAACAAACTAAATTCGAAGGCGGGGGAGATGCTGGAGCAGCGGGGGGAGACGCTCCTAAACCTAGGATGTACGCCGATGGTGGATTACTTATGGGACCGGAACACTCTAGAGGTGGTATAAAAACCCGCTTTGGTGAACTAGAAGGTGGAGAATACGTAGTGAATAGAAACGCTACACAGAGTTTCTTACCTCTCCTCTCCGCTATAAACGAGAGTGGTAAAAGGAAATACCAGGACGGAGGTATATCTGGAATTTCAGAAACCCTAGAAAAAGCAATGGGAGCACAGAGACCACAAGTAATTAAGACTTATGTTCTAGCATCTGACGTATCCTCACAACAAGAAGCAGATAAAAGAATCTCTGATATAGCAAGACTTTAAAAAAATATATTTAGTAATATGAAAAAAAATGTAATAGACCTAGAAATTGCCGATGACATAGAAGAGTCTGGGGTCAAGAAGGTTTCTCTAGTAGAGATGCCCGCTATAGATATAGATTGGTTGGCATTTAAAAAAGAAAATTTTGTGGAACCCGGCGGTAAGGAAAGCAAGGACGAATTCATTGCTAGATGTATTGCTTATAATATTAACGAAGGTAAACCCGAGGATCAAGCAGTAGCAATATGTTATTCCCAATGGGAATCTCATGCTATAGAACCAAACCCTTGTTGGAGTGGGTACGAACCTTATGGTACTAAGACAGTAAACGGAAGAGAAGTTCCTAATTGTGTTCCCGTTAAGAATATGAAAGAGAATTTCGAATTCGATCCTAACGTACCCGAGTATACAGACGAGACAGGAACTAAGAAAGAAAAGTATGCTATACAAGGTATACCTTTACCCCGAGGTGAAAAGGTAATTTTACAAGCGGAAGACCAGGATTACGACAGGGGTTTGATCGTGGAATTAAAAGAAGAGGGCGGGTACGATATACAGTACTGGTTCCAAACCCCAGATAATATAGAACCTAGTGAAATTAAAGTAGACGGTAATACGGTAACGGACTCCGGTTCTACTGTCTATATGGGATTTCACCCAGAACTATATTCTAAAGTAGAAATGTCTAAGCAGTTCTTTGCTAGTGAAGACCAGAGAATTTTGGTAGGACCAGCAATGATCCCAGATACAGATATTCTAAGAAAAGAAGAAAAGACTGGTAAACCTTATTACGTAAGATTTTCTAAAGAGGTCATTGCAAAAATAGCGGAGAAATTCATGAGAGAGTTACGTAATGACCAGACCAATATAGAACATAAAGACAACGACGCCGGTTCTTATGTAATGGAAACATGGTTAGTAGAATCAGAAGACGATAAACTAAATTCAGTTTATGGTTTTAACGTACCGGTAGGAACCTGGGCGATTAAGATGAGAGTACAAGATCCCAATACCTGGAAATTAATTAAGGCGGGTAAACTAAATGGATTTTCTATAGAAGGTTCTTTTATGTCTAAGGAAGATTACGACCAGTATAAAAAAGACAGACAGGTTTACGAGAGAGTAATGAAAATTTTAAAATCAATCTAAGAAATGTCATGTAGCATTTCTTATATACTTAGTTCTGTAAACAAAAATAAAATATCATAAGTTATGAATTTTTACCAAGAAAAAATTAACCAAATCAAGATTGCTCTTGGCATGGAGGTGAAAATGGCAGAAGGTTTACTAGACGATGGTGTGACTAAGGTAGAGGCGGAAGCATTCGAAGCGGGAATGAAGATATTTGTAGTATCTGAAACCGGAGAGAAGGCGCCAGCCCCCGAGGGAATACACACTCTAGAAGACGGAACCAAAGTCACAGTAGATGCAGAGGGAACGATCACTGCAGTAGAAAAACCAGAACCACAGGTTGAGGTTGAGATCGAAGCAGCAGAAGTGCCTGAGGGTGAAGAACCAGCGGGCGAACCTACTAAAACAGAAGCAGAAATTACTTCAGATGAAATGAAGAAGTTAATCATGCAATGTATGGAAGCAGTAGAAGAAGTAGCAAAAGAAGTTGCAGTAGTTAAAGAAGAAATGGCATCTTACAAAGCGAAGATGGAAAAAATGTCTAAGACTCCAGGAGCGCCTAAACTTTCTACTTTTAACGACGAGGTTTCTACTCCTACTTCTATTGTAGAATCCAGACTAGAAGGTCTAAAAACTATAAAGCAAGAACTTGCTAAAACCAAAAGAAAATTCTAAAATAAAAAAATACTAAAATGAGTTTCGATTTATCAAACCTACAAACGTACACCGATCAACTTTCTACAGATTTGATCAGTGCCGCCTTGTTGAAACCCTTTTCAATTCAATATATGACTGTATTGGCGGGTAAAACAGCAGGTACATCAGCAATTAACTTGCTAAATTCTAATCCTTACATTATCGATGCTACTTGTGGTTTCGGTGCTGCTCAAGTTGGTCCAGGTGGAGCGACTGGTAACAGTACAGTTTACTCACAATTGGATCTGGTAGTGCAATCTAAGATGCTGAAGGAGCAACTTTGCCCAGAAGATCTTAGAAACTATTGGTTGTCTTCACAACTTTCTCCTAGCGCTTACGCTGAGACAGTTCCTTTTGAAACCCAAATTGCTAATAACAAAGTAGCAAACATTGCTCAATTTGTAGAAAATACTGTTTGGCAAGGAGATGGCGGATCCCTAGATGGTTTGCTTGACCAAGCAACTGTTGCTAACGGATGTATCGGTGGAACCGGAGCAGGTATCACTGTACCTTTGGCAGTTAACACCGCCTTCGATACAATCTGGGCGATCTACGGAAAATTAAGCAATTCATTGAAGCAGGAAGACGATCTAGTTATGTACATGAGCATGACTAACTATGCAATCGCCGTTCAAGCGCTTATGGCAAAGGGTAACTCTTTGATCCTTCAGTACCCTAACATCACCAATGCTTCAGGTAATACTCCTAACGCCTTCATTTGGCCCGGTACTAATATGACTATTTTTGGAGCGCCAGGAATCAATGTGAATACGCATATCATCCTTGCACCTAAGAAATATGTATACTTTGGAACCGGATTATTGGATGATGCCGACAATTTCAAGTTCTACTACGATCCTTCTCAAGATGTAGTGAATTTCATGTCAAAATTCCGCATGGGTAGTGCCATTTATGCTACACAAGCAGTATCAACTATCTAAATAAACCCTAGGGACTGGGTAAAACCAGTCCCTTTTAATAAAAAAATAACTAAAGAACACATATGAGTTGCAATTTAACCGCCGCAATCTCGCTCGATTGTCTTGACCAAATCGGTGGTATTCGTACCCTTTGGGTGTCTACCGATTTCGATTATACGTCAATTACAGCAGGAGCAACAGCAGGCATAACAGCGCTTTCAGGAGGTACAGGTTCTTTTTATCAGATTCAAGTTGCTAAAGATGTAGCATCGTTCACGGAGACATTCAACGTTTCTAATACAAACGGAACTGCATACTTCGAACAAGCGGTAACCATCCCGGTTCAGCACCTTTCGTCAGGAAAAAGACAACAAATCCAACTTTTAGCATACAACAGATCTTCACGTGTCGTTTTCGAAGATAACAACGGACAATATTGGTTGTGTGGTTTAACTAGAGGTTGTGTACTATCTACTGGAACAACTACTACTGGAACTGCAGTAGGAGACGCCATCCAATACAGTTTTGTATTGACCGGGCAAGAACCAGAAATGGCATACCAAGTTAATTCCTTGGCATCGCTTACTGGAACTACCTTCGTAAACGCCTAAAGACTAAAAGGCATCCCAAATAAAAAAGGGAACTATAGGGTCAGGAATATTCCTGACCCTTCTTGTGTCATGTAGGGTAGTTTCTATACTTATATAAGATGCTTAACCTCACACCACTTACAACAAATAATCTAATTATTTACGCTGATACTATTACAAATAGTCAGGTAACTTATGGGGATTATTTCTTAATGGTGTTTACTAACACCTACTCTAAGCAAACCTTTGCAGTAGTTCCTTCGGTAACTAAGAGAAATTCCAGATTCGTAGAACTTGAAATTAATCTAGTTGGTGTTACTGGTGCAAACGATCCGCTTAACGGAGATATTTACCTTTACCCTGAGGGTAATTTTGAATACATGGTTTTCAATACCGACGCTCCTACTTTACAACCAGGAGATGCAGGGGAAGTATGTTCTATCTGGAATACCGACGAGGATTTCTGGAATTTTGCTACAACCATCTGGAACGTATGTGCTATAACCGCCATAGATATAGATAGGGGCCAGGCATTTTTGTACTCTGAGAACCCTAGTGAGAGAGAAGTAGAGTTTGTACCTTACGAGCAAGGAAATAACCTCCTAGAGGCAATAGTTTATGTAACGGGTACGCCCCTTGTACAGTTCCCTTGTACCATACAAGATGGAACTACTTTTACGGTAGAACAAGATACTACTACTTATTGCCAGACAGTAACCGTAGAAACCAATGGAGTTTTAGATCAATCAGCAACAGTTCAGGTTTTACAGGCGCCTCATAATCAGCAAAATGCTGTATTCATAGTAGGAACCAATGGAGGTCAACTAGATATTTCAGCGTCAACACAGGTAGTTCCCGCCCCGCCTTACGGATATACTACTATTTATACCCTTATAAATAATGGGGTACCCGAATTAAGAGCGATAGACTGGAATGGTACCGACGTACTAGTAGGAGTTACTGGTGCTACTGGACCTGCTGGATCCTCAGGTAGTTCTGGTTCTTCCGGTTCCTCTGGAACTTCTGGTAGTTCTGGAGTTGCAGGTTCTTCAGGTACATCTGGTAGTTCTGGAACCTCTGGTTCTTCTGGTTCTTCTGGAACCTCTGGGAGTTCAGGATCATCAGGAACCTCTGGTTCTTCTGGAACCTCTGGGAGTTCAGGATCATCAGGAACCTCCGGGATAAATGGTACGATTGGATCTTCTGGTTCTTCGGGAACCTCAGGTAGTTCTGGTTCTTCTGGAACCTCAGGTAATTCTGGAACTGCTTTAGCATCCTTTGGAATTTCTTTAAGTGGTGCTGGTTCTCAAATACCTACTGGGGTTGCTGGGTATGTTACTATTCCATATGCTGGGACAATTACTGGTTGGCAAATAGTAGGATCCCCTTCTGGTTCTATAGTAGTAGATCTTTGGAAAGATACGTATGCTAATTTTCCCCCAACAGTAGCAGATACAATTACAGGTTCAGAAAAACCCACATTATCTTCAGCAATAAAAAATGAAGATCTTTCTTTAAGCACTTGGACAACCGGGGTTGCTACAGGTGATATTATTGCATTTAATGTAGACTCAGCATCTACTATTACTAATTCTACTTTAACTATATTTATTACTAAAACAGTATAATGGCAACTATAACTATTTCTAATACAGGAGGAAACTGGAACGCTGCAGGAACTTGGGTGGGAGGAATAGTTCCGGTCACTGCAGATACAGTAGTTGCTACAGCAACCTCAGGACCGGTGAACGTTACGGTGGCGGCGTCAATTTCAATTTTAGATCTTTCCCTTTATACTAATACATTAACTTTAACTTCTTCTTTATCGGTTGGGGGAACACTAAGTAGTGGTAACGCCCTAACTTTAAGTGGTTCTATGAGTATAGTTTCCCCAACTTCAGCAGGTATATTATTGATTGCTGGTGGTTCTTTTTGTAATCTTTCCCT